AAGCTCTGGTATCTTACGTTCCTGATAATCTCTGTATTTAGCTTTTTTATTTGAAAGAGCTTCCTCAGCTTGTTCGATTTCTTTCTCCAATTTTTTCATTTCATTACAAGCATCTGATATTGATTTAGTGCTCGCAGTATCAACTTCTAAATTAGAAAATTTTTCGATATCCATATCTGATTCGCTTTATAAATTATTCTCTTGCAAAAGCAAAGCAAAAAAAGTAAAAGTTAATTGGATATGGCTAAGTGGAAATACCCCTATAAGACGAAACCCTATGAACATCAACGAAAAGCATTAGCAGAATCAGCTGATAGAACGACTTATGCTTTGTTTATGGAGATGGGGACAGGTAAAACTAAAACAACTATAGACAATATAGCTTACCTATTTTTAAAAAAACGTATAGATTCTGCGCTTATTGTTGCCCCTAAATCTGTATATACAGTTTGGAAAAATGAAATAGAAACACATTTACCTAATGAAATAGAAAGACAAATATATGCATGGAAGGTTGATAAACCCAAATTATTACAACCGTTCATTGTTAAAAAAGGCCCTCTTAAATTTTTTTTAATTAATGTTGAAGCTTTATCAACAAAAAAAGGTTTAGACATATGCAATAAGTATCTTGTTAACCAGCCTAATAATATAATGGTAATTGATGAATCCACGACAATAAAAAACCCAAAAGCAAAACGAACAAAAAACATTTTAGCGCTAAGATGGCGAGCGCGTATGAGGCGTATACTAACAGGATCACCAGTAACAAAATCTCCATTAGATCTTTATACACAATGTGCGTTCTTAGATCCAGCACTTTTAGGTTTTAAAAGTTATTACGCATTTAGGAACAGATATTGTACATTTGATGAAGTTTATATAGCTAGAGGAGAGGCTATAATGGTACCCGATGGATACACAAATTTAGATGAATTAGAACAAAAATTAAAACAATTTTCTATTAGACTTACTAAAGATGAGTGTTTAGATATTCCAGATAAAATTTATCAAAAGAGAGAGATTATGATAACGGGTGATCAAAAAAGAGTATACGATAGATTAAGGATGGAAGCTTTGGCCAAATTTGAGAATGAAACTATATCTGTTCATAATCAATTGACTGAACTTTTAAGACTACATCAAGTGGCTAATGGATATTGTAAAAGTGATGATGGTGAAATTTTACAATTTAATAATGAGAAGTTAAAAGCACTTCTTGAAATATTAGAGGAGACAGACCAAAAAGTAATAGTTTGGGCAACTTACGTTCATAACATTAATGAAATAATAGCGTCTTTAAATGATAAGTATGGATCTGAATCTGTTGTCTCAATATTTGGTGAGACTACTCAATCAGATAGAATGTTGGCCGTTGACCGTTTTCAAAACGATGCTAAGTGTAGATTCTTTGTTGGAAACCCCACAACAGGTGGATACGGATTAACTTTAACTGCAGCAAAGTATGTTATTTATTACTCCAATAATTACAACTTAGAAGTTCGTAAACAATCTGAAGATCGTGCACATAGAATAGGTCAAACAAAAAACGTTGTTTATATAGATATAATGGCAAAAGACACAATAGATGAAAAAATTGTGCAGGCCTTAAAAAGAAAAAATCAGCTATCAGCTAAAACTTTAGGGGACAAAGCAAAAGATTGGCTTCTTTAGCCTTTTTTTACTGTATTTCTCCATATTTCAAGCCTTTTCATAAATTTATCGGCATATTCGTTCAATTGAGGCTCTGTGAGCTTGAATTCTTGATATTGTAGGTCTCGGGTCGCAATCGCCACTACACCCTGCTCTATGGGCCCGTAATGCGTTTTATGGGCCAAATAATAGGCACCTAACTGACACTTGTAGTCCTCTATCCATTCTTCTCTTTTTGGCTTATTGGATTGCTTAAAATCAACTATAGATGGCTTTCCATAGGCTACCGCTACCAAATCAGTTGTGCCTGCATAGTCTTGATTATAAGCTAATGAAACTTCATTACCCCATACCTCATCTACTCTTAAATTGTTTTTTATAACCTCTGCCATTTTTCTCGGTTTGATTCCGTCTTCTGTCTCGTTAAAATATTTTTCTCTATTATAATAAAATTCTAAGACTCTATGCATTTCACTGCCTACTGTAGAGGCATTATTCATGATTCTATCTGCCTCAATGTTACCAACTCTTCTTCTCCAATCATCAAGTTTTCTCATGTCTTTTGTGGCTGATAATATTGTTGTCACACTAGGCACAGGAGTCTCATTAACTAAATATTTTCTACCCGTTTCAGATTGAAATCTATTATGTTTTTTGTAAGGGTATTTTTTTACAGTTTTAAAAATCATTTTGCGATTGCAATGTTTTTTCTTTTTGTATAAGCAGGCAAACCTAAATGAGGTCGGCCATCAAATGTATCACCACCCTCTTTGTTATAATGTAAAAAAGTTTGCACACAATATTGTCCATCAAAAGGTTCTCTCCAATGAGTTACATCAGTGCCTTTGTAAACTAAGATGTCACCAGGATTTAAATCAATTTTTATATTGTCGCCTAAAAAAATAGGCCATACTTTATCACAAGCTAAATTTAAGGTTGCAGAAAATTCACATGCGGGTCTATCTCTATGTTTTTTCAAATCATTACCTTTTAAATAAAATCTTGCATATGAATAAGTTGGTATAAGTTTTAAGTTAGTTGCTTTTGATACAGCGCTTGTACAATATAATAAAATAGTATCCATCATTACATCTCCGTACACACTATAGGTATCAACCTGTGAGTCTCCAAATACGCCCCACTCGTCACTAGGATAGATATAATTTTTATAAAGTGTGTCTGCTGCTTGTCTTTTTAAAGAAAAATAATTTGCTGTGAAATCGCAAACAATTTTAGGAACAACTTCTTTAACAACACAATAATTGTTTTTTTCAAAACTCATTAGACTTAATTAGCTAATAAATTTACTAATGTCAAAATAATTGCACCCATACCACCTACTAATGCAACAAAAAACCAGTTTACTTTTTGTCTTACATCATCTAGACCTTTATGCATATGATCTTGTGTTTTTTTTAGACCAGATATGTGCCCATACAAAGCGATTATATGTTCGCCTGTAGTTTTAGGATCTTTTCCGTTAGCCACGATTTGTTCTCCTTTGTGCTATTGCTGCAGCAGTTGTGTCAAATGGGAATAATTGTTGTACTTGTTGTGCAGTGACCTGATCTGTCGATTGTGTGGCTTCTTGTGGAACTTGTGGTGTTTGTGGTGCTTGTCCAATAGGTTGTAATTGTAAGTCCGCTGTGATTAAAGGATCATCAGCCTCTCTATCTCTTTCTGACTGATCAGCTTCTTGTTCGATGTTTGATGCAACAGCTGACTTTAAGTAAGCTGCCATATCATTATCTTCATTTACATCACCTGATTTATTTACAAAATTTCCTGCAAACATTGTTTCAACTATTGGAGCTGGTAAATTACGATCATCATACAATGGCTGAGGTATTTGAAATGATAACTCCTCCATTTTCTGTTGTAATTCTTCAACAGTTATGTCATCTAAATCTACTTCTGGTAAATCTATATCTTTGTTTTTAAAATAATTATAAAATCTTGCAAACAATTCTCTTTTTCTCAAAGGGTTAGCAGTTCTAAGTCTTGGCGGGATAGGCACTCTTGTATCAAAACCTACTGTCTTACCTTTCAATGCTCGTACAGTCTCATCAGGCAGTAAAGCATCATTCATGTATCTTAATCCAACAGGATCAGTGAGTATTTGTCCAAATCTTCTAGCAAGTATGGTAAATATAACTGGAGCTAAAGGGTTTCCAGTGAACATACCACCACCAATTAATAATCCACCAACAATACCTCTTGCACCTGTTAAGGTAAATCTTCTTTGTAGGAATGTAGATGCGTCAGATATTGGAACATCTGAAATAGATTTCATATAATTTGTAAATTTGTAAAACTCATTTGTTCCTTCATTTCCTAACAAAGCTAACATTTTTTCTCTTCCTAGATCTCCTGTCGCCTTATTAACTCCTAATTTAGCCATAAATTTTCCAATATCAAATTGAGCAAAGTCATCAGCGGTGAATCTAATATCTTTAACATTAAATATTCCATTACCTTTTCTAACGTCATCTATAGAAAAACCTCTTTGTTTATAAATAGAACCTACACCTAATCTGGAAACTACATCTTGCGCATACTCATTACCAGATTTTACAAAAGGTGCTGAATCGATAACTTCTCTAAAAATAGATTTAGCTTGTGGATCTGTTGTAAAAGAGTCTAAAAAAGTATTAAACATATATCTAGCTTTTGAAGCTTCAAACAGTAGTTTACCGTTTTGAGTTGCATCTGCTCCTGTGGCACCAATTAAAATTTTAAAATTTTGTATACCTTCTGGAGTGCCAAATTGAAATACATCTCTCTCCATGGCGTCAAAAATAAATTCCCTCGATTTAGACCCGCCACCTACTAAACCAAAAGTGGCTTTATTAGTAAACATTGTTTTATCAAACTGTCTAAGTCTACTAGTTAAAGGTCTAGCAGTGCCTTCATACAATTGTAAAATATGATGAAAAGTTTGATTTGCTGTATACAATTTATCTCTTAATGTTTCACCCGCAGCAAGTTTAATTGCTAAATCTCTTTCAGCACCTTCTCTTCCAGCAGTCTGAATCAAATCATCATAATTTTTTTTTATTAGAGAATCACTTAAAAATGCACCTTTATTAATATTTGATCCAAAAGCAGCAAAATCATTTTCAAGCGCCTCTCTGATAGCAAAAATAGACCTTTGTGCAGTTTCGACATTTGTTTCTCTTAAAGCTTGGTTCAACATTTGAATAACTCCTTTGTATTCTGTAGGTGTTATAAGATTATTTCCAACTGAACTTAAAGCATCATAAAATAAATTTAGAGAGTCACCTGATCCTTTTAAGGCTTCATCAATACTCTTAGCGTTTACAGAACGAGATGTATCCGGAAACGAACCAATAAGTGCTTGCTGTAATTCTCTTGCTTTTGCAACAGTCTTATCAAGTTTAATAATTTTTGGGTTTCCTGAAGCAATTGCTGCAGCTTCAAAAGCATCATATTTAGCTCCTATTAGATTTATATTTTTTTCGAAAGTTTTTTTTGCTTGATTGTAGATAGAATGAGACAATGCACTAGTTTTCATCAAAGGAGCATAAGATGTAATATTATTTAAAAATTGTTGTCCAGCAGTTTGTTCAGCTCTCTGAAAAGCCTTTTCTGCAACATCCCCTACAAATGGAAACACACCAATTGTTTTGAAATATTTTTTACCTAATGAAGATAATGGTCCACCATCCATGGCTTGAATTAGAGGTATTGGTAATCCTTTTTCTTTTGTAAATTCAGCAAGTTCTTTCTGTTTCGGACCTTTTGTTCCAAAAAGTTTATTACCTAATTTACCAAATGTGCCACGTAAAAAGGGAGATAATAATGCTGCGCCTGCATTCCATTTAAAAGCAGAGTTCATCTCATTTAAAGCATTTAAAGTAATGTCTTTATCTATTTCTTCAGGTTTTAAATCTGCAAAAGCATCAGTTATTTGAGAAGACAAAAACACACCTGCTTGTTCATCAACCATATCGTAAGTTACAGATCCTACACCAGCACCAGCCGTGCCACCTAAAACAGAATAAACTTCAGCTCTACCTAATGGACTTTGTAAAACCTTAGCAGGAACATCTGCGGCTCTACCAAATAATCTAAGCGCACCACCTAACACTTTTAATCTACCAGGTAATCTATTAGCCACTGAGTTCATTATATTTCCAACTCTACCAGGGCCTCTCTTCCATAAATTACCTGATTTAGCTGCACCATAAATTTGTTTTCTCATGCTATAAAAAGGCACTAATGATCCCGTAAGATCTCCTGCTAAGACAGCAGTTGGTCTACCTTTAAAAAAACTATCTTCTGCCGCAAGAGCTGATGCTATTGGTTCAGCGGTAAACTCTTTTTCTCTAGCAACTTCTCTTGCAGCTATATCTCTTCTGTCTGATAATTCAGACATAGTTGGACCTGTAAGATCTCCTCTTCTTATCAACTCATCAATAGCTTCTCGTTGATCCCTAGTAAGATCATTAGGATTCAAAGTATTATTATCTAAACTTTTTTGTATGTCTTCTAATGTTGCCATATTATTTAGTAGGTACCCCTTCTAATATTTTTTTCAGTTCCTCTTGTGATTTAGCTCCTACGCTTTTTTTTCTTTGTTCTAATTGTTGAAACACAAAAGGTGTTAAATTATCAAAATCAGCTCCCTGTGCTGGTATTAATCCTGCATCTATTCTAGAGTTAACTAAGAATTCTGTGCCTCCTCCAGCTTGTAAATATAAATTTTCTTTTTCTTTAATATCATCCATAATAGTTTCACTTACAGCTATTAATGATGAAATAACAGAAGCTTCACCTCTAAACGCAGGGAAAACTTTTACAAGCTCCTTAGCCATTTGAATATCTTTTTGTGTTAACCTGTCTTTAGATTTTAGTGAGTTTGCTAATCTGTACACTAAAACTGTTTCATTAATAGCTAATCTTTCATAATCTAATTTCTTACCGTCCTTAATTCTTTTCTTAATCTGTGCTAAGTTTTTCTTATATATAGAATCAAAGTTTGCGCCTAACTGTTTATTTAAATATCTTTCAGCTTCTGTAATATCTTTAAATTCACCAGAGTTTACTAATCTTACAGCTGCTTTTCTTTTCTCTATGTTAAATTCTGTTCGGCCAGCTTCTACATTTGTTTCTTTACCGTAGTCAAATATATCTCCTATCGCATCTGTTAAACGACCAGAGTATAATCCAAATAATCCTACGACACCTGCATCAGCATCACCTCTTTCAATAATACCCAAACTTCTATTAATTAATTTTAAAGCACCATATTTACCACCTAAATCTCCAGCGATTTCCAATGTTTCTTTATTTGCATCATCATTTTTTATAAATGTAGTTGTTGCTGGAACAGTTTGATACTCTGAAATTCCATTTACTATTCTACCTGTTGCTATTTGTTTTGTGCCATCTTTAAGAACTCTTCCAGGACGATTAATAACCACACCGTTTTTATTAGTGTATTGAACGACACCTATATCTTTTGTGTCTGGTAATTTTAATCCGTCATTCTGAGCTTTTAAATAATTAATTGAAAAGTCCATAGCTCTTTCCAATAATCTGTCGTTTAACTCATCCTCTTTCATTTTAATCATTACAGAATTATTTACTGCAGGACCTAATGCTTGACCAAATACTTCTAAAGCACCGCCTAAACCTTTTTTTCTAGTTGTCCCAGTTAATAAACCAGTAGCTAAATTAGTTAAAAAAATTGTTCTTGCATTAGATGGTCTTCCCTCCATCATTTCTGCCTGTATTTGTTTAGCTAATTCTAATTGCTGAGATAAAGCATTTCTTTTTGTATTAGCTTGTGTTGTTAGCGTATCTTCTTTTTTTGGCAGATCTTTTTTTGGTTCCTCTACTGGTGCCTCTGGTTTACTTGTTAAGAACGGATCATCTTTATAAAATTGAGCTGGATCTCCAACCATATTTACATTTGGTATTCTATCTCCTTGAATAGTTTTATCTAAATCAACAACTTTTTTACCACCAATCTCTGTTTCATTTTGAGGTTGAGCTAATTCATCAGGTTGAGTCAATTGATCAGTCCCTATTTGACCTTCAGAACCCTCTTCTCTTGCAGCTACCTCTAATTTTTTTCTGTCCCTTCTTTGTTTACGAGTTTCTTTTGTAGTATCTAATTTTCTAAATGGATTTATTGCTCTATCTCCAGTTAATAAAGGTTCACCACCAAGAACTCCTCCAGTGATTTGATCAAATGTATTTTGACCTTCATTTAAACCAATAAAAGATTGTGGATTATCTCTTCTAATCTTGTCTGCTAAAGCACTTAATCCTTTAAGACCTGAATAAGCGTATCCGATGCCTCTACCATAAGGCGTAGCTCCAGCAATACCTGCAGCAAGATTTATTCCTGTTTTCAAAGGACCTGTAACACCAAGTTTTGTTAAAATATCATCAGATAACATGTAAGTTCCAGTAGAGGATATCAATGGTCTTAATCCGAATGAACTTTTTAAAAATCTACCAGTTCTTTGCATTGCAGGTCTGATATTTCTACCAAAAAAACCTTGTTGATTTATAGCTACAGGAAAGTTTCTTTGCATCTGCCCTGTAACATTAACAGTAGGTGGACCAATCATTTGACCTATTTTAGCCTTGATAGGTTTTAACGCACCTTTCTTCAAAGCTTCTTTTCTAAACAAAGGTCTATTTAAAACTTTATTGAGAGACATTACCTGCCTCCCTGTAAACCTTGAAATGCTTGAAATGCACCAATACCAGTTCCTATAGATTGAGCTAATGGGCTAGTTTGTGGTGAAGTTGCAGCAGTTATTGTAGACTGTGATTTAGGGCCAGCAGCATAGATGTTAGATAAAAACTCAGCTCTTTGGAAAGGTTCAAAAGCTTGTTGTAATTGTGATTGTCTTGCAGCATCTAATGTGGCTTGTGCAAGTTGTCTTTGTAAACCACCTGCTTGTTGAAGTTGTGCAATGTCAGCTTGTTGTTGTCTTTGTAAAGCTAAACCTAAATCTCCTAATGTTCTTTGTTGTGTTTGCGCTGCTTGGACTGCATCTTGAAAACCTCTTTGTTGTGCTAAACCCACTTGACCTAATCTTGCTCTTTCTAATTCTGCTTGGGCAACACCCTCTCTACCACCGCCAAAAGCACCTGACATAACAGCTCGTGCACCTAATGTATTTTGTGCAATCGCTGCTTGCCTATTAATTTCATCTACGACAGCAGATTGAAAAGGATTCATAAATTGATTTATGTTAGGTGTTTGTGCAGCTAAAAGTTGTGCAATACCAGTTCCTGTTTGCCCTGCTAAATTTACACCTTGTTGTTCTAAAGCACCTAAAGGTGCAACTTGAATCGCAGGAATACTAACGGGTTTGTCTGCAGCAGAACGTGCTAGATCCATTAACTCTATTTTACGTTCTTCTATGCCTGGGGCTTCTCTAATAACTGTTTGTGTAAATTGATTACCCGAACTTGCAGGAGGTGGTGGTGCGCTTCTTGACCCTCCTCCAAATATACTTCCTACTATTGATCCCATTAGATATCTTTCTCCATTTGAATGTGTTTAGCTTTCCAACCCCATTTTTTGGATACTTTTGACCAACCTGGTCTTACCCAAAAACTTAATTTTTTACAGCCATTTAGTTTAGCAAATTTTGTTACGGTATTCACTATCTTGTCCTCCCATAGATGTCTTTTACGACCTGTGCAGACAATCGCCTCTAATTGAGAGTAGTTTGGTAAAGCAGCTATCCTCGTTACAAAAAGAGCGAAAACCTGATTTAGTTCTTCTTCATCGCTTCCAAACACAAGAAACATTTGTGCCTCATCTTTTTTAAGTAAGTCTTTAATGTCTTTTGGATCTGCAAAACCTCCAGAATATTTAAGTGCCTCTGCAATCATAAAATCACATAGCGGCCAAAACTTATCTATGTATTTTGGTTCTACTGATAGTACGGATATGTCAGGTTTAATTGGCTTTGGCTTTTGCATTTCTACTTCCTTCTAATAAATCAAATACTCTTTTGTATCTTTTCTGTTGTTCATAGAAGTATTGTGCACCTTTTTCTCTCATATCTTTCATGCTGTTTGGATTTGCACCAGCTATGATTCCTGCGCCTAATACTCCATCTGCTCTTGTTACGAATTCTCCATCCGCTAGTTGAGCTAACATTGTATCTTCGTCTTTATCTCCTGTGCCTGACCCATCCTCAACGTATCCCATTGCTCTCTCATAATTATTGGCATCGTCTTCGTCATGCGTTCTTTTACTTGGTAAGTAATTAATACCACCTTGATTAAATTTTTTTATTTCTGCTAAACCACCTGTGTTGAATCTATTTCTTTCAAGTGCGTAAGGGCCCATTTTAAATTCACCTCGATTAGCTGGATCTGCTTCAGGTATATAAACTTGTTCAAAAACCTTTTCATCTCCAGAAACTGGATCTATATACTTAAATCCGCCTCTTTGTTTTTGTAATTCTGCCACTGCTAAATTATATGTTGGTGTAAAAATATCTTGTGGTTCAGGTTCAAACGCACCTGATCCGTAAGCTAATGCTCCAATACCAATAGCTGCTTTAGCAGGATCTATTTCAAACTCACCTGGTACACCTTTTCTTGACCTCATAAATAGTTTTTGTAATATGTTTCTGTCATCAGGTGTAGGTCCTAATTTACCTTCTGTGCCTACAAATCCTTGTAACACTCCAGGATCGTCACCTTGAAATGGAAACATAGTAGTTGAAGCTGCTGTGGTTTGTGTTGGTATACCTAAGAATGGAAATGTTTTTCCTAAACTTTGAACAGGACCTAATTGTGAAAATGAAGGCACTGTAGTTCCAAATCCTGCACTGCTAACTCCTGGTATCATTTTACCACCTTGATATCCTAAAAACGCGCCTGTAGCACCTGCTAATAATCTTTGAATACCAGAACCACCTGCATCTTTCGATGCTTTGTATCCTTTATATCCTCCGTAAGCTGCGAGTGCGTATGGTAACAAAGCTTGAAAAGCCATAAAAATATATTATCTCCTTAAATTAGCGAATTAGGAAAGTTTACCATTTTACTCAGTCTTTATCAACTCATCGGCAAAGCATCCTCTATACTGATGTTCACCTACATGGCTTATTCGGTCGGTTATCAAAGCATAGCATTTACCACCAATTTTTTTCCATTTTTTACAGAACGCAAAATCTTCACCTGTGTAAGATTTCTCTACAGGATCATATTCTGTATCAAACAAATTGTAAAAATATGGTCTATTCATCAGTTCACCATTAATTACCGTTTTCTGAATTATTTCTGTATTAGGATACGCCTCTATCATTCTTTCTATTACTGACCTTTTAATTAACATACATCCCGTAGGTGAATGTTCTACTTCTATCACTCCATCTTTTATTCTTATATTCTTTTCATCTGCAACCTTCATTGGATATGTATACAAACCTTTAAATTTTAAATCTTTTGCATTCTTAATACTGCCCTTACTTATTCGTTCCCAACCTTTGTCCCACATTATTTGTTTTAATGGATATGGAACTGAGATTACATCTTTGTCAGCTCCTACCATTTTTAAAACTGATTGCGCTTGGAAATCTATATCTGAGTCTACAAATAATAAATGAGTGTGATTACTTTCCATAAAACCTGATACACACAAATTTCTACCCTGTGTAACTAACGATGATTTCATTATGTTAAAAGAAATTGGTATTCTATGATTTAGACAATATTTTTGAAAATCTAAACAAGCTTGTAGATAATGTATCGATACCTCACTATGTACAGGAGTTCCAACAAATATAGAAAATTTTTTTTGCTGTAACTCTTTTTTTTGTATATTCTGTTGTGGTTTGTTAAACCACATTGGTTTACTTGGGTCTTGCATTCAAAGCTCCTTTTAAAAAGTTTGTCCATTGTTTACCGATGTTTTTCCAATTATAAAACTGATCGTAAAACTTTTGTTGGAATTTAAGATGGTATTGTACTTTTGGACTATTTATCATATTAGGTATATCATCTATTACAGCGGCAAACTGTGCTGCTAAGTTTTCATAATTAGGATCATAAGGCACATAAGCTGGAAACTCTGAACATGTTTCGTACAGTGCTCCGTTGTCCGTTGTTGCTACATACAAACCACAGGCTAATGCTTCAAGTGCAGAGATACAAAATGTTTCTTCCCATATATTAGGATAAACAAAGGCATCATATTTATGTAAGTTATCAAGTATATATTCATTAGATTTATATCCAATATAATTTACGTTAGGTAATTTTTTTGCTTGGTCGTATAACTCTTTATACTGATCATCGTTTTGTTTTTCAAAGTCAGTTCCATAAACTTTTGTACTACTATATACATCAAGTTCTATATTATCACTTTGTATCAGTTGCATAGCACCTAGTAGTATAGATAAACCTCGCCATGGAGTAGGATGATATATTAATTTAATTTTATCTTTCTTTTGTTCTGTATCTCTTAATTTTAAATTAGAAAAGCCATTTTTAATTACTGTACATTTCTCATGTGGTAAAGAGAAAGTTTTTCTAAACTGTTCATAGTTCCAATGACTATTAAAAACATATAAATCATATTGATTAATTTTTTCTTTATCTTTGAAAAATTCTTGAAAGTGAGGTTGGTCAGGAGCCATTTTTTGCCATAAGATATTTATTTTATTAGCAGCTAAGGGTGTTCGACCAGGCACAGATAAACATATTTCAAAGTGATCTAATATATCTTTAGCAACGTATTTTTTAAGAAATTGATATTGTAATTCAGTTCCGCCTAATGGTTCCATTTTTTAAACATCGTGTTCGTGTTGTAAAATTAAATTTGATGATACAGAAACTCTTTCACCTGTACATTTAAAAGGATTTACCCAATGTATCAACCAATAAGGAAACAAATATAAATCACCCACCTCTGGTTTAAAAAAATAAGATGTATTATTAAAAAAATTATTTAAACCATGCTCAAAACATAAATTTCCAGGTAAATTTTGATTCACATTTGCTTTCTCTTGCAAATCTTTACACTCCTTGTCTAAACCATCAGGAGTCTTTAAAATTAATGCAGTAGAAAAATCACACTTTGTATGAATATGTGGTGGATTATAATCATTAGCTTTCATAAAATTTACCCATGCTGAAGCTACAGCAACATGCACCATATTTCTATTGTAAAATTTATTATACAATCTTGTAAAAGTTTTAAAATATTTTTGCATATGATAGGCATATGCGACTTTATCTATTTCATATTCAGTTGTAAAATGCCCTGCTAAACTTTGTGAGAAACTTTCTTTTTCTTTACATAGTGACAGAATTTTTTTTACATCTTCTTGTTCTAATTTAATTCTTACAAACAAGGGACCAAATATGTTTATGTTGTAATTCTCAGTCATTCTTGGTTTTACTAAACATAGGAAGGTCAGGCACTTGTACCTCTACGTCAGTCGCTAAATCTTCTTTAGGGTGTTCCGCTAGAAAAGCTTGTTCAGTTTCATATCGCTCACCGGTTTTAATACTTCTATAAATGGTTTTAGTTGAACATTTTACTTTGTGATACACAGTCATGTTTTATTACTACACCAAACTAACGTCCTTGTCCACGACTACGTTTACGTCTAGGTATTCTTTTAGACCAACTTTTATTATGTCTACCAGGCCTTTTCTTTGGTGTTCTTTTTACGTAATTACTTGGTCCAAAAACGGATTTCTTCTTAGCCATTTTTATACCAACCTATATTCATTATTATTCTTCTTTGAGTGTCTGTTTGTGTAATACCAGCATGTTTACAAGTGTTCTCAAAAATCAAAAGTTGATTTCTAACAGAGCCATATCTTTTATCATTTATAATGGTGCCGCCATTACAAGTTGTAAAATTGAATAGAGCTATGTTTACATCGTTTGCTGGTTTTTTATCGTCTGTGAAATCATAATGTGAAGTATGTATAATATTTTGATGTTGGTTAGTGTATAAGTTTAATTTCATTCTTATTAATTTATTCACACTAAGATGTCTATCTACATAATATAATATTGGCTCAAACACATCATAAAAGGGACTTTTAAAATGTCTTGGACCAGACGGAGCTATCTCGTCACCTAAGATAGAATGCACAAACATAAATTGATTATTATTATTGTCTGTATTAATGCTCTTGGGTACAAAGTACCATGGAAAATCAGGGCCATTAAATAAGGAATCTAATTTATTGATAAATATACTGGGTAGTAAATTATCTATAATTTTAACCATTCTCTTGTGATCTGTCTATCAGAGCATAACTTATAGCACCTTGTATTTTATTACTACCAGATGCTGCGGTAACAGTTACTGAATCACCAGCTTCTAGATTAATACCCTGTGGAGTTGCATTGACTTGAGTTTTAGCTGCTACATCATCTCTAAAAAATTCATACTCAGCGCTAGAGTCAGAGGAGTCCACTAAGTTCATATTTACTAATATGGCTGATGAGGCATCATTGTTGGCCACGTAGATACTTTTAATTATAATTGTTCCATTTGTTGGACACGTAAGGACTGTAGTTTTTCCCGTGCTAGCTTGTTTATAACCTTGATTTTTATACTGTATTGTCATGATAGAAAATAATTAAATGCATCTGCGTCATTCTTTATATCATTCTCATATGAAAAATTCAATTGTGATTGCAGTGTTCTTAATGCTTGTAAAATTTGTCTTTGATCCTCTTGTGAATATTCTGCTTTTGGTTCTGGAATTTGTATTGTTATCTTAGCCATTATCTTCTACCATCGACTCTTACATCAAATCTAAATGTTCCATATCTCCAACTCTCATCTATTTCTGAGCTTTCAATTTGTACAGCAGCTAATCTAGCCCTAGCTCTTGTATCAACTTTAGTTGTTGAGGATGATACAGTAAAAGGCCCTAGAGGACTTGAGGCAGCCGTAGACCCTTGTGGGAAAGCATTTAAAAAAATAGTCACTTGAGCGTTACCACTTATTCTTTTAAAGTCAGGCATAAATCTTCTAACACTTAACAAAAATTCACCATCACCTGGCACACCTTGTCTACCATTTAAATCAAACTCTCCAGACTTAATGAAAGATGGTATAGCAGTTGTCGTGCCATCACCGTTCAGTTGGTTTATACCGTTCTCATGTTCATAATATATTGTGGCTCCGTCAGACACTCCGCTAACAACTGGGAAAGTTGGTGTATCTGTAGATTCAAAGTCTGTTGCGTAAGGTGCTTCAAAGACTGTTGATCCCATCCATGTTGTTCTATCAAGATCTCCCGTAGTCCAAACATTTTCTGCGTAGTTATATGTTACAACTCTATCTATGGTTGTTGATCCTGATTTAGGATAAAACCAATTTATTTCTGAATACAATTCATTGATACCACCGTACACTATTTGACCTGAATTATAATTAATACCAAGATTGTTACCTGTTGTAGTAAATACAAAATCTTCTACAAGACACGGCAATGATTTGACAGTTCCATCGTACACATAAAATCCACCTGTCTTTCCCATCCAATATACAGCACCGTTTGCAAAAACACCTGCATGTTGTCCTATTAGTCCAGCGTTTGAGCCTACTTTTCTTATTGAAAAAGTAAAAGGTGGTCCAACAAATTGCATTTCGTATGCAGCGGTATCCGTTAAAACTAATATGTAGTCTTTGGCTTTGAAGGCACCTATAATTTGAGTCCCATCATCTAATCTAAAAGTACCAGCTGTATTTGTAGAGGTTGGGTCATAATCACTTGTGCTCTCTTGGTCAGAAAATCGTATAAACATTTTGTCTTGTTTAGTTGGATCACCGATAGTGGTTTCAGTTCCTAAATGAAATAAATGTCTGTCTCTGTCAGAAACAATAGTCATAACGGACTTCGTTGGCATACCTGTGCCTAGGGTTGCTCTAGTTTGAAGTGCATTGG